TGATGACCGTACTAATCTCATCAAACGATGAACGATTGAGAAGCTTAACTGACCTCATCATTGCTTCTTTTAGTTTCTGCTTCTTGCAGAAGTCCAGTGATGTTTCCTTAACATAGTCACAGTCCTCAACGATGGAAGAGTCCTGCAATACACTAAGCAAGTATTCCTTGGCTTGTTCTTTTACAACATCGTCATCAATATTATTCCTAACAAGAGTCACCATAATCTTAAGGGAAGGGTAGACCTCATACTTCTCTTTGTATTCATAAATGCTGCGAACTATTGATTGGAGATACTTATACTCCAAGAAGTTCACATCTAAAACTTCGCCTAGTTGATCTGCGAAGACTCGTTCAGTCAAAATCAGGTAAGTCAACTTATCTTGAAATGTCTTACCAAACTTTGAGAAATCTGCTTTTTCTGTCATTTTCCTTCCAGTAATCTATATTCTCTTGCCCATTCTTCTACTTGCTCTTTCGTGGGCTTCCTATCTTGCTTTCCCCCTCTAAACATTTGGTATCCAGAAAGCAAGACGCTGATTGCAATAAAGGTAGCATACACTACTAGCATCCATTTTGCAAGTATTAAGTTAACGAAGAACGTAAAAAAGGTCATGAAACCCACGACCTTCCCTAAGATAAAGAACACTGACGCTAGTTTGGTCAGCGTTGATAAATTTTCCCAGAACCCCTCTTGCTCTTCCAACTACTTACCCTCCTTGTTCTCGACAGTTATTCTATTGAAAAGCGCAAACAGATCGTTCCAGTCATAAGCGCCGAAGCCATCCTCAATCATCATAGCCCGAACACCAGTTTTATTAAAGGCAAGTTCTGGGTTGCCTATCATTCTCCTGATGTATTGTGCGCTTTGTGCTGAGATGCAAGGCGCATACAACTGCATCATCTTGTAGTTCTTTTCTATTATTTCTCTCTTCTCGACGATATTCTTATACACTTTGAGTTTGCTATCAACACCTTCGGCATAGTCAACTAGTTCTTGTATTGTGTATGATTTTTCCTCGGAAAGGAAAGGAAATCGCTTAGATACAGTCGGCAAACCCGCTCCACCAACACCGGGAAGGTTGTCGCTCTTGTCTCCTGCGATTGCTCTCGCAAGTGCGAAGTTTGTTGGGTGGATCTCAAACTGCTCCAAGATCCTTTTCTTATTGAGGATTTCCTTTTGGATTGGTCTGTATAGAATAGTTGTGTCGTCGCACAACTGGATGAAGTCTTTGTCTGAACTTAGGATAATCTTGTGATGTTCAGACAAGGCTTGAGACTGGGAGACTAACGCGATAATGTCGTCAGCCTCCACATTCTCAACATAAGACTGCAAGATAGGCATCTCGTTTAGATACTCGATGATCCTTTCCTGTTGCCAGTTCTTATTATCCTCCTGCTCGCCAGCAGTCATATTGTGTATGTCTCGGTTGAGACGCACTGGCTTTCTACCTGCCTTGTAGTTCTTGTCCATGCTCTTGCGTTTTTGCGAGCCCCCATCCCAAGCAACGAAGATTAGGTCTGGATTGATTGTTCTACATACAGCCTGTAGTGATTTGATGAAACCCTTGGTGCCTCCGATTGGTTGTCCGTTAGTGGACAGGCTAGGGTCTACAATGTAATTCCTCATAAAGAGGTTTAGTGCGTCAATTAATAATACTCTTCTATTCTTCATACTCCAACTCGATGCCTAAGTCTTTGAGGATTTTTTCAAGTTCCTCGTTTAACTTGTCTTCATCGTCGGAGTTAACGTAGTTGTGTTCTTCGAGAGCGGTTATGTAGTAGAAAGCTTCTTCGATTAAATCTTTCTTCTCTTCTAACTTTTCTCTAAGGCTAGCAAGATCATTCATAGCAAAGCCCTCCTTAATCTTTTAGAACATAACTATGTTGGTTTTGCCTTTTTTGCCTCCAACGATTTAAATTATTTTAACAGAGTAGGGTAGGAAAGTCAAGAGATTTTAGTGATGGTGGGAGTATTTTTTCTTTTTGTATTTCTTATACTTCTTGTGCTTCTTGTGCTTTTTCTTGTACTTCTTTTTGAAATACTTCTTCTTGTACTTCTTCTTATACTTCTTGTACTTTTTCTTGTGGTGGGTGTGCCCCTTGTACTTGTAGAAGTGACTGTGGTAATCGTTGCTATGGGTATGCCAGTAGTGGTCATAGTATTCATAGACAACATAGTACGAGGGGTATACGATGTGATACTCTTCGTACTCGTAGTGGGGTTTATGGGTAGAGTGGGCAAAAGCGCAGCCCGAGAAGACTGATAAGAATAAAGATAGGGTGATGATTCTTTGCATGATTAAAACCTCCGTTCTCTTATTAGACGGAGACTATATTCATTTATTCATCTTTTTCTTCATAAAAGTCTTCGGCTTTGCCTAGACGCTTGTCGAACTTCTGGATGACTTCCTCGTCCATAACATCGTAGACACGCTGTTTGAATACTGGGTCGGTCATCTTCTCATCCCACTTGGATGGCTGGAACTTTACTACCTTACCGTCGCCCATCTCCAAGGAATACCAAGCACCAGCACTAGTCATATAGTTTGAGCCCTTGATAGCCTCGAATAAACTTTGATCGTCTTGGACGCCGATGTCGTCGGTACCCCATAAGATTTTAAAGTTACATTGTCGACCTTGCGTTCCGAACCTGCTCTTCTCCAACTTGACCTTGACCTCGGACCCAATACGGAAACCGCTGTCGTCAAGAACAAAAGAAGCCTTAGCCTTTCTACCTGTAAGCCAGACACGCAAAGAATATGCGTAGATCATAGCCTTGCCACCGGGAGTGACGTAGGGGGTAGTCATCGCCTCGCTTGGGCTTCTGGTGATGTTGCTCTTCAATTGATTGAGTACCAAGAAGGTTGATTGGCTGTTGGCAATCGGTACAGTCAACTTGGACATACCCTTAGCTAAAATCCTTGCCTTTACTGCCATGGAAGACTGTGGATTAAAGTCTCCTTCCACGTCGGAAATAGCAGGTGTAAGAGCAAGAGAATCCCAGATGAAAAGCATACGATTTTCATTGTTAGCCAAAAGATCTTCGATAGTTTCCAAGACAAACTCAACAGACTGAGCTTGAACATAAAGAATAGTTTCAACATCACACCCTGCCCTCTCCAAGAAAGTTGGATCAATCGCAGACTCTGAGTCAAAATAGATTACATCAATGCCCATCTTCTGAGCATTAGCAGCGACCTGAGCAGCCATATAAGACTTACCAGTTGCTTCCAGACCTGCGATCTCGGTTACTTTACCGACTGGAATACCAGCCAGTTTCCCTTTGCAAATAATAGAATCTAGCCACCTAGACCCTGTTGGAATCCAATCATTAACCTCAGTTGGATTCTCTTCATTGAGGTTGTGTGCCACGGTCATCCCTGCGCGTTTATTAATCAACTTACGCATGTCAGCCATAGACAACTTGCCTGCCTTAGCCATAGTTTCTCCTTATAAAAAAGTAGGGGGGCTTGCGCCCCCCCTAGGTTATCCTGCCAGTTCTTTGAGAGCAGCCTCTACATCGTTGGAGGGCTCTGCTTTCCCCCCATACTTTGAAGTCTCGACCGAGACCGATTCTGCATCTACCTCAGAATTGAGGAACTCATCAAGAATGCTTTGCACATCTTGAGTAGACTTCCGCTCGAAAAGTGTGTCCAAGTCTGGGACAGTGGTCACAATCTCCTGACATGCTTCATCGCCATCTTCACATAATGGGGAGGATTTACGTCGTGGCTGCACCTTCGTTTGAGGATACATCATGCCGGGAGCCTTCCCATAGGCAAGAACAAGGTCTGTTCCTTCGCTTGGGTCAGTGATATCACCGTAGTCAGGGTTGAGTACCAGACTGAGAAGTGTTTCGTATACGGTTTTGCCGTATCCCCACACCTTAACACCTTCGGCTTCTTGTCCGCGAACGAGGACAGGAGAGAAGAAGCGCTGGCGAGCAAAGAGACTTTTTGCCTGTGTTACGCTTTCGTTAGACCCTTCGTTAAAGAGTTTCGTAGCGAAGTTGCACACAGGACAGTCGTCCCCAAAGTTGCGCTTCGGACAAAGGAAACCAGAATTGTTTCCTAGGTTGTAGTGAAAGTGATGCTCCTTGAAGGGATCCTCATCTGGTGATGGCAGGATGCGGATAACGTTTTCCCCGTCCTGTGGTCGCCAGAAGTCAGATTTCTTTCCACCCTTACCTTGAGCAGCACTAAGTTTCTGTTTCATTTTATCAAGATTAATACCCATTTTTTCTCCTTTTTAAAAATTATATACACATTATAGAACAACCATTATTCAAAGTCAAGAACTTTTTTCATTTTGTATCTCTGAAGTGCTTTCGATGAAATAAGCGTATTTGTCTGAGTATTGTGTAGAGAATACACCATAGGATACTTTTACATCCTTTTCTTGTGGTGTATCTTTTACTTGGCTCATTATCTTACTCATCAAAGTTTTATCAGTTCTTAGTTCCGTTTCAGGAATGGCGTAATAATATCGCTTTTCCTTTGCATTGTCAAGAGAAAAAAACGGGCTTTCCTCGCCTGTTTCTGGATTTAATATGCCGAAAGTTGAAATGCGGCAGATGTTTTTTGGATTAGATAGAGTTCCAACGACTGGCTCTGAGTGGTTGAAGATGTTTATCATATGGATTGTTGCGACGATTACTTCGTTCAAGCTATCGTAATAGCCCATAATCGGCGCTCCACCTAAGATTTTATCCACTTGCTGATTATCAATGGCGTAGAACTGCTTAAAAACACCAGATCTGGCGTATTGTTGCAGAGCACCAAAGACTACATTAGTTTGCAGCCTCCTAGTATCTGATAATGTGTCTACGTCTGGGTGGATATAGAGGATGCTTATGCTGCCCCTGCCATACAACTGCTCTAATACACGCAGGGCAGCACCAGAAATGATGCTGGATCCTGCCACAATGAAAAGTATTTCACCACTGATGCCGCTTAGCTGGTCGCCTATGTCTGGGAAGCTGCTCTCATATTCCTCTGGGTGTTCGTACTTCGGTACACGAATGGTGGAGCCATCCTCGTGGTCAATTGTAATTACTCTGTATTGCGGGTGCTTTGCAAAGGCTTTCGTTAGCTTATAACCAACAGACCCAAGTCCAATTAATATATCCATAAGTCTTTCATTTCTCCAAAGTTTCTTCCGCCGGATGCGTTGGTCTTGAATCGACCGAAGGGTGTGGTCATAAACTCCCAGTATACCATATTGATAAAATCGCCATCCTCATCGGCATAGTCTAGCACAATACTGTCGTGGATGATAAATGCTATCTTGGTCTTCTTACCTTCGAGCATTTCGTTGATTGCAATTGCCCTATCCATAATCAAATCACTACAAGTGCTTTGGATGATGTAGTTTAGGGCGTGATACTCGTCGGAGGGGATCTCGCGGTGGAACATAGTTTTTACC